GATGCCGAACGTAGGAAAAACTTCTTCAATATAAACATCAGGGTTAGACGTCCAAAAACCTAACTTATCCGTCGGTTTCCCTTTCAAATCTGGGGAGGGCGCGAGCGGTATTGTCAAATGATTTTTTATTAAATAACTTTTGCCAGCACCAGCCGGTCCAAACATATATAACGCTTTAAACGGGTATTTATTTTTGTGAATCGACGCTTCATCAAGAAGCTCCGGCGATTCCAACAGATAAGAATATGATTCGGGTCGATAAGACTCCACGAGTGCTTCTTTAATATGGTGACGAAGGCTTTCTAAAGTGAGGGTATTTTTAAGTTTCATCTAAACCCCTTCTCCTTTTTTAAATATTTGTCTAATACTTTCATGGCGCTGTCCCAGTCGTTGAAGGCGAAAACACCTTGAACCGGTTTCGGTAAGGCATATTTGAATTTTAGAATCAAAGAGAACTTCCAATTATCAAACGTTTCCTTATCCGTATCTTTAATTAGTTGTATTTTCTCTTCTTTTACCCCCGCCTCAATTAATTGTTTATATTTGAGGGTTTGCACAAACGCAACATCATGCGTTATCTCCGCGCACAGCCGTAGGAGGTGCAGGCCAACCTCGGAAGTAAAATTAATTAATTGCCCATACCTGAACAACTTGCCTATAATTTGGAAGGCTAGTGCCCCTCCGAAAAACCATAAAGCCTCTGTCATTTCTAACTCCTATTTAATCTCAAAAATTATTGGCGGCAAATTTTCTCCCGTACCCTCAAAGCACAAAACCACAGGAATTCCTATGGTTTTATACTTTTGAAATCTATTGTAGGAGATAATTTATCAGCGGCGGCGGGTGCGACGAGTGCGAGTTTTTTTAGGCGCGGCCTTGGAGCGAGGACTGACCTTGCTCTCTTTCAGCAAACGCGCAGCAACCCGCCGAGCAACCTCTTGAACCAACCTGTCATCATTGACAACTTCAATCCCTGCGGCCTCAAGCTCTTCAAGTTCCTCTTCGGGAGGCAGCTCTTCTTCACCAGGCAACCCTTCCTCTTCACCGGGCAACCCTTCTTCTTCACCGGGGAGCGCAGCTTCTTCACCGGGGAGCGCAGCTTCTTCTCCACCACCTTCAGCTTCGCCGGAGGTTACTTCAACTCCGTGCTGGCCAAGGGCATCGCTCAGCGCAGTAGCAACAGCATCAGCCACATCCTGCGCCATCTCTGTCGCAGCTGCCGCTGTATCTTCGGTGGGTGGTCCCGCCTCTTCGCCTTCGCCTGGAAGCGGCTCTTCAGGTGGCATCTCTTCGCCTTCGGGTGGCAGCCCTTCGGCACCTTCGTCGGGTGGAAGGTCATCTTCTTCTCGAATTCGATCAAGAAAGCCTTCGCCGAGGGGGTGGAGATTAGCCAACCCCATAAAGCGACGAACTTGGCTTTCGTCCAATCTGTTTTTCTTAGTCTTGCTCATTTTATGTATCTCCTTAAAACGATTTCTAGGCTTCTTCAATAAATAGTTCTTTCTTCAGGATAAAGACACTTAATGAAAAGAATGTCCTATCTCTAAATAGGTGTTTTATCAATAAAAAGCATAAATTTGCCCTGTCTACACAATCACCGCTGACCGGGGCGTTTCTTTTTGCTTTTCCCTGCCGTCCAATCGTCAACGCCATCGAACGCTGACATAATAAAATCGCGCAGTTCTTGTTTTTTAATCCCAAACTCTTTAGCCAAGCCCTTTTGAAATTTAGCGGCCACCTTATCCTCAATCTGTTTAATCCTAACAAAGCTGACGTGGATTCTGTCTGCGACCTCTCTCAAGGTCATGCTGCCGTTTTTTTCTATTGCTATTGAAGTGCAATTCAAGTCCTCTTCATAATCAATCCATTGGCGACAATCCTTTATCGGACAAGAAACATCCCCTTTCAGACAAGCCTTCGAACATGATGGCAAATCTCTTTTTAATAAAAACTCATAATCGTTCATAAATCTGGAAACTCCTTTTCAATTATATCAAAAATACTCTCTACTTCGCCCTCGCCGAGTAAAGAAAACTTTTCCTTCGTTTCTTCCCCAACCTCTAAAAGCCTCTTTGAGTCCTTTCTTTTTTTAATACTTTGCACGTTGCCCTTCTCCTTGAGCTGGTGTATAAAGTTTATTATTGCAGGATCTTTATCCAAGTATCCCGAAACCATCGCTCGAAAGAATCCCGTTTGTGTTAGCCCATCGTAATGCAATCGAATCTTTAAATCAGCGTGCCTCTTGTCAGTATCATAAAAAACTATTTTTTTTGTAGTCTTGCTAGCCACTATTTTGTCCTTAGAATGTGTGCGCTACTTTCCACTTGGCTTGCGTTCGTTTGGAGAATAAATTTTGCTTTCGCTTGGAACTCTGATATACTTCTTGCTCCGCTATAAGAAAGACCGCTGCGAATTCCCATCCCTAAATCATATATTATATCCTTGACCGAGCCTTTGCATGGTACTGTGGTTGACACCCCCTCCGGGGCTGAAGTCATTCGACCTCTCCAATCTTTTTGCGCGTCGAACGAAGCCATGCCTCGATAAAGTTTATACTTTCCACCGCTGTTATTTATAACAATTTCGCCTGGGGCTTCGGAGGTGCCTGCAAGCAAGGAACCAATCATTACAAAATCAGCACCAGCAGCTATGGCCTTAACCATATCTCCAGAATTTTTAATTCCGCCATCGGCAATAATTTTCGCCGGGCGGTCAGAATTGGCACAGTCCATAATGGTTTGAAGTCCCGGCACGCCATGGCCTGTTTGAATCCGCGTCGAACAAATGGAGCCGCCGCCAATATTACAACGAACTGAATCCGCGCCCCAATCTGAAAGCGCCTCATACCCTTCCCTTGTTGCAACATTTCCGGCCATCAGGTGCACCGTATCGCCGAACATCTCTCGGAGCTTATGCAATGATTTTTTAACAAGCGCGTGGTGTCCGTGAGCGACGTCAAGGCACAACAGGCGAGCGCCTGCGTCATATAAGGCAGTTGCTCGGTCCTCATAATCCCCTGTAACTCCTACAGCGGCACCAACGTTGCGCGTAGAACGGTCGCACAAGGCTTTAATGATCTTTGCCTGCTCTTCGATGGTGTTATACCTGTGAACTATGCCAAGGCCGCCAGCATAACTCATGGCGATCGCCATCTCTTCTTCTGTGACAGTATCCATAGGACTAGAAATAATTGGTACAAGTAGCTTGCGTGATTTATCCAGCATGTTGTGGATATCTACCTCTTTTCTACTTTCAACGTCAGAATACTGAGGGACCAGCAACACATCATCATAAGTTAGAGCCTCTTTCATTTTTCGCCAAACTCCTTAATTATTTTTTTAGCCTTCTCCCAACACACTGGGCAGTATAATCGCACTATACCTTGTTCACTCTTTACAACAACGTTCCACGACATTACCATATCTTTATTTTTCTTATCAAATGGGTCGTCGCAGGCGTCGCAACTCTCTGGAATTTTATCGAAAAGACCTATTTTTTCGGACATGTCTTTTTCGGCTTGGCGGCGCTTTTTAGCTAACCCTTTCCGTTTTATTTTTCTTGTAGTTGAACTCATTTTTTGTGCGCGTTTACATTTTTCTTGTTATGCTCGACAGTCTGCAAATCCCAGTCTGGTATGCCGTCTAGGAACTCATATTTCTTTCGTCCGGTCATTTCCTTCCAGCGCAAGTCTCCATTTATTTCTTTCGGATAGACGCCCCCGCCTATTTTCCATTCGGTATTAGAATTGTTTGCGAGAATCTTCTTCGCTGTCTTATTCAGGGGGTATATATATCTAAACATTTTCCCTTTTATCTTTCTCAACCCAACATGTTTCATGAACTCTGGCGTCAACCAAAACACTTTTTCTTTGGGAAGCTTCGTGTCGTTTTGTTGCGCCTCTCTAATCTTTCTTTCGTGATTCTCCTTGAACTCTTGCCGATAGCCCACGGAGCTTTCTTCGTAGTGCCAGCGCCAGTTATCAGCGCAGAGTTTGCGTGTTGACCTTGGGTGAATTTTTTCTCCCTTCGCCGACATATAGCTGTCAGTCCAATACTCGCCACCGTAGTAGAAGTTCGCAGCCTGATAGACATAGCCGCACTTGCCCATAATCCCATCGGCAAGGGTGTATAAAAATAGAACGTCTGGGCATTTCTCTTTTATCCACCGCACCAGCTGAGATATCATTTGTGTTTCAGAGTTGTGGGGTTCACTATCCAGCATACACATCTTACCAATTTCAAGGTAGTGAGCGGATTCCATATCAGTATTAATAATCTTTTGAATTGTGTGAAGCGGGCGTGTGCCCCACCCAAGCGTTACGGCTCCAACCATTTCCTTGCCCTTGAATACGCCCAACCAATGTCTAGTGAGTTTGGGCATGACCGGGCTATAATGATTGGCCTGGACCAGTTCTGTCGCCTCGAACTTACTAACCTCCCTAACTTCATATTTTTTACTTGTCATGTATTATCGCCCTGTCGACCCGAAACCACCTGGGCCACGTATAGTGTTGACGTTGATGCGCCCAGTTGTCTCTATAAATTTACAAGCTTCTACAGGTATCAATACAACTTGCGCCAGCTTTTCGCCTGGGTATATCTTTTGGACTTCGCCGCCGATGTTATGCAAATTAATAAATACCTCGCCATCATATCCAGAGTCAATAACACATGCGCCCACTATCAACCTACGTTTGGATGCGACTCCTGATTTGTTTTTAACCTCAAGCATATACCCTTCGGGCACCTCGACCTTTATGCCTGTGGGTATGATACACGATGACCCAGGTCCAACCCAATATTCATTATCCGAACCCACACAATGATTGTACTCGTCTGGCTTGTGGCAGTAGAAAACATCTGCGCCTGCGTCAGTTGCGTATGCCCTCTCTGGCAGTTTTGCCCCATTTCTTAGTAGTTTTACTTTCAGATTCATTGTCTCCTCCTACGCCAAAAGTTTAAAATTGTGTCTAATAGACCGCGTGCTAAAGCCCCATTGCTCGCTATACTCAAGTTTCGCCATATATGGTTGATTCACAAAAACTCGGTCCACGCCTTGTTTTACTGCCCAACACTTGATAGCTGTATTTTTATTGGTTGAGTCAATAACTTTTATAAGCCAATAAGTTCTATTATTCTTAGTCTTTTTCTCGACAACTTCTCGCGGTATAAACCATGCCACGCCCAATTCATTGTCCCAGTCTCCAATTGGCGGCACTTGGTTCTTATCAAGACCAGCCACAACATCTCGACTCATCACAAGCTCAAAAGGAAACACCCCTGTGAGGCTAACCAAATGTTCAATCATTTCCTCTGTTGTAAATTCTCCTTCTGGCGCGTAACGCTCAATGTTGTCATTCATCTTCTTGGTAGATTTCGGGCGGTCAACAGCAACAGCGGACCAGAAATGTTTGAGCCCCGTAAACCTATCGTCAACAAGACTGTTTAATGCTTGTCCGCGTATTAACACATCCAATGCTTTTTTGTTTAGCTTAGAATAAACTATTTCCTTGCTAAAAAGCAAATCCTCTACGCTGCTGAAAGGTCTGTGTTCAATGATTTGGTCAATCGCGGCTGCTCCAAGCCCCTTAATGGAATTTAGCGGAGGAATTAGCGTCTTTCCATCCTCCGAGATCTCCCACACCCTACCAGAAGTATTGATGTCCAAGGGAGCCAGCTTGAAGCCCATTGACTTCGCAATGTTGATTGCCTGCTCCTTCCTGGCTTCCGGCTCCTTGTCTAAGAACGCTGCCATCCACTCGGATGGATAATAATTGAAAAGGTGAGCGCATTGATAACTTAGAATAGAATAGCTGACAGCGTGCGATTTATTAAACCCATAGCCAGAAAAATATTCAAACTTGCTCCAAAGGATTTCGGCTTCACCTTTTGTGAGTCCCTTGTCCACACAACCATCAACAAATTTATTATGAATCTTCAGCTTCTTTGCTTCAACCTCGCCTGTGCCCTTCTTCGTCAGAAGTTTTCTCAACAGGTTTCCCTCGTCAAGCGACAAACCCCTTCCCAGTTTATGAGCCAGCAAAGCAATCTGTTCTTGAAAAATTAGAAACCCGTATGTTTCCTCTGTCACCTCACGAATTAACTCGTGAGCATATTCGATATCGTCTGGATTGCTCTTTGCATTCACATATGATTCGTGGACTTTGGCGCTCAACGGTCCAGGGCGATAGATTGAAGTGACCGCTGATATGTCAATGATACTGGCTGGCTTCGCCTTTTGGCAAAACTTCTGTGCGCCTTTTTCTGTGAACTGAAATATCCCTGCCCAACGCCCCTCGGTGAAAACAGAATACACTTGGTCATCATTGAAGTCAATTTTATCTGGGTGGAGGTGTTGGTCATAATAATTCTTCACCTCGGCAAACGTAGGCTCGACAACTCCGTGGTGCCGCTTGAGGATATGCCGGATAGCGCCCTCCATCATACGCAGCGAAGCCAGCCCTAGAATATCAAATTTGATAAACCCTAGCGGCTCCAGGTGGCGCACGTTCTGACCTTCAGACCAAGGCGTCTGGCGCACACCCCCACTATTAATTAAGGGCATCCACCTGTCTAGGTTCTCACCAACAACAACGCCTCCCGCATGCCGACTGACACTCCTTACCTGCCCA